CAAGTTTTTCTATAATCTTTATTGTACTGCTATTCATATCTTTGAATAACAAGTCAATAGATTTTACAAGAGGACCTCCTGAGTCATACGTAATATCACACATATTTGTGCTATTAAGCATACCTGAGTTCAAAGAAGTAATAGCGTTATACCTAAACGTATTTGGTATAAAAGAAGGGTTTGAAAATTGAGAAGTAGCTGAGTATTCTTTATCCTCATATCTATATCTATAAGCAAAACATATGAATCTATCTTCCAAGAAATTATCCTGAGAAGAAGTAATCAAAGGTTTTATTGAAGGCGCATTGCTTGGCGGTTTTTTTATAACAAGTATAGACTCTGCCGAAAAACCATCTAAGTTATTTACAGGGTTGCCATAATTTTTCTTAACATTAATTTGTCTTGGTTGATTATAGTCGTCTGTAAAATAAAGAAGGTCTTCTACTTTAGACACACCTGTTATTAGATAATCAAAGCTAAAGTTTAAAGTTGTCTCTAACCCTAAACCTATCTGCTGCATTACACTTATAAGGTGGTATGTTAAGATGTTTGTCTTAGTATCAAGAGATACAATCATATCCACAATTTGCAACGGTGCTCCCGGGTATTCAAATTGAGGGTCGTGAACAAACCAATATACAGTTTCCTCTGCGCCATCTTCAAAAGCACCAATACATCTTGCTGCTCCACTAAGAGGATTTCCATTAAACTCTAATGTAGATAGTTTTTCATTTCCCTTTGAGTTCTCTACTGTTCCTATTTCAGAACCTTCAGACGAACCCATACGAATATTTAGCGCATCAATGTACTCACCGTTTGGAACGATTCGCTCATCGAGCATTTTATTCATCTTACCCTTAATGAAATTCCTTGTTACGTTTGCCATATTACTTTATCCACTTATCAGCACCTCGCATATTCATTAACAATCTACCCGGATGGATATTACTGATTCTAATTTTTGCGTTTCTTAGAAGTGCTCCTTTTCTTTTTCTTGTTCGTGCTATGATATATTCCTGTACATTTAGTTTAGAACTAAGTATAGCATATTCAATAGCAGCATAGATATAATCTTCAAATAATTTATTTACAGAAACTTTTGAGTCGTCTCCATTTTCCATACCATCTGATACATATTCAAGTATAATTAAATTATCCTGTATACTTGAACTAAAGTTAATCACTCCTGCTTTCTTGTCTATTGTGAAAGTTGGATTAGCATTTGCCGTTTCTGTATTTAGTCCAAACCTTGCCCCTACTTCAAAATCGAAATACCAAGAACCATCTACATTGTATCCCGGCATCCCATTAAAGTTTGGGTTGTTTGCATCTAAATAAATACTTTTCTTTTGCCCATTAATTCTATCAAAATCAATATCAGAGAATTGTGGTTTTAAGACATTACCATTTACATCAAATAATATTCTACCTGTTTGGTCTTGAAGATAAGCTGATGAGGTCATTGTTTGAATGTTCTCAGTTAATGGATATAGTACACCATCTTTGTACATAGATATTCTAACCCAATTCACATAGTCGTCAGGAAGAATGTATCTGAGAGTTTCATTTACATTTAACTCTAACACTTTTATTTCTTTAAACGCATCGTAGTTTAATTCTTGTATTGCTCTCTTTGCGTGAAATAAAACCTTAAATCTTTCTTCGTTATTTATAAGGCTATGGTTACCTGCGTACATCAACATAAAATTATTGACGATATCAAACAAGGAAACATATTGATATGAACCCCAATTTTCGTTTTCAGGATTTTGACCTGCGTTTTCGTAATACTGATATTGTGATATGTATGCCATTAGTTCTCTTCTTGTGTGTTTTGTGTTTCTTCTGCTTGTGCAAATTGATAAACATCACCCTCTCTAATAGAGATACCTGCGTACTGCAAAATCTTAATAATCAAATTAACCTCATCATCTTGAGGTAATTCAAAGTTTTGAAAGTCAGGTTGGTTTTGGTCAAATACAGGTTCACCATTGGTTAACTGTAAGTACGTCCATCGTGGAGGTAAAGGATATCTAAAATACTGAGACATCACCTGACCAACAGATGTTAAAGTGTTCGGATATGCGCTTAACAATCCATTCTCCTGAGTGTATGCAGGATATTGTATAGTTGGGCTTGTAAGTATAGAGTTGTTTAGCATAGTTATTTTACTATGTGTAACCTTTTCTGCCTCTTGCATTTTAGAATTAGCCGCTATAATAGTATAGGACAATCCAATTGCGTTTATAAAGTTTCCACTAACGGTTATCTCCGTTGGTGAATCAATTGACAGAATGGTCAGGTATTGAACCCCTCCATTCTCAACTGCTGCTATATCTCCAACACTTACATCTATAGTAAAATCTGCGTTGGTATCAATAATTTTATTTTGACCACCAACTGTTGCAGTTGTTTGTCCCTCATCAATTATGGATTGATATATTAATACTTTATTAAGTAAATAGTAATCACTTCCTGTAGTTGAAGGAGATGGTAATGAATATAAATTATTCACCAATGGAGATGCAACAGGACTAAATGTATTTCCTCTTTGCGTGTATAGACCTGCGGTAACAGAAAAGTAATCTAACACCTCTTCTATACCTTTGCGTATGTCTGCTTCACCCGTTCCTGATTGACGAGCGTTCTCTTTATTTATCTGATAATTGTACTCATAAAAGTAATTTTCGAATATATCTAACTGAGCCTGTTTCGCAAATAAATTGAAATCTGATGGCGATAGATAACCGTAGTTATTCTTATTAAGTACAGACAGAACTGTATTTCTAACTGAGTTTATCATCGTAAACTTTTTTACAAAGATAAGTAAAAAAAAAGAGGGTCTTAAAAAAGACCCCCTCCTTGGTTAGTTAGCGTTAATGCTATGCTTCAGATAAGTTCTCGAGCATCTTTAATGACTCTATTCCCTCGTCTGATGATAAGTATGATGATACAATATACATAGGGTCTTCACCGTAAGGTACTGTAAGCATTCTACTTTTATTTGATGAAGTATTAAACCATACTTCTTTTTGATTTTTTCTAAATGCTATTAGCTTCTTGTCGAAGAACACTTGAACATTACCCTGTAGCTTCAGCATAGGGTCTCCAAGCACGTCTAAGAACACTTTAGGGTCTTTCTTAGCAAACACTAAGACATCACGCTTTAACTCTGCGGTAGACACCTTAGATGAGTCTGTTCCAAATATCACCCTACTTACATTCTCAAGCATATCAATAGATAAACCTTTAGCCTCAATAAGGGCATCTACTTCAAGGTTTAAGTTCTCAATAGCTTTCTGTGCATCTGCTTCTTCATTTACCTCGATAAACTTTTTTCCATTTAACGGATGATAGTGTAAGAAACTTTGTAATACTTGATTTTCTTTTGCTACTCTCAACATACCATACTCAAAAATGATTGGCTCTAATATAGCGTTACCATCTTGCTCATCTTCAAATGGGCTTTTTTGGTTACGTGCATAACGAAGCACTCGGTTTATACCTGTGTCTTCATCAAAATACATTAAAGGGAATCTACGTGAGTTACGTGTTGGCAGCATAAAAGAAAGAGGTGCTGCATCTCTTGTTAGTTTATAGACCTTGTCTATGAATACTTTACTTTTTTTCATTTGATATAAATTAAAATTAGAATTAATAAAGGGAGAGTGTCTTTGAAGACACCCTCCCATATTATAATCTGCTTACTCTGCGAATAAGAAGAAGTTGTTTGCACCTAATGTACATACCGCTCTCTCTGAAAGGAAGTGTACTTCCATTGCATCAAGGTCGCTATTTTGTGCACCACCTGCTGAACCTGTAATCCAAGTCTTGTAACGTCTGTCTTCAGTTTCTGAAGCACGGTAACGTACGTGTAGGAAAGGTCTCTTAGCGTTCTTACCAAGAATTTGGTCATATACTGAAGTAGAACCTGCAGGAACTAAAAGTCCATTAACTCTACCTGACCCTGCACCTGTAGGTAATCCACCTCTCATTGTTGGGTCATTCAAATATTTCCAATCAGACTTGTAGAAATCGTAACCTCTACGGAATCCTGTGAATCCTAAGTTCAATGCCATATCCTTATCGTTATCAAACAATCCGAATGAAGCAAAGTTAGCTGCACCTGTTGAACTATAACCGTTCAATCCTGCCAACATATCGTCAATATCAAATCCGAAATCTCTGTCTACAAAGATTACGTTTTCTTCAATTGCACCTTGCTTGTCTAACCTTGAAACTACTGAATCAAACTCAGCTAAAGAAGATGGGTTACCACCGCCCCAAACGTTACCTCTCTGTGCTACCACATAGAAGATACCTTCAGAACCTTTGTTACCTACATCACCTGCAGCACTTGCTGCACCTGAACCTGCTTCTGCAGGAACTGCTTCAATCATTGCAGTCTCAAGATAATCGTCAAAACGCAATCTTGTTTCGTGCTCAGACTTCAAGTACCATAAGTATCCTGATGCACCATTCTCAGTTGTTACTTCTACCCAACCGATTTGAGCCATATCAGAACCTGATACTGCATACTTGTCTTTGATGATGATTGGAGAGTTTTCGAAAATCTCGTCATCAGCTTCTAAAGAACCTTGCATTCCGTTTGTACCTTTCTTGAATTCAGAACCATAAATAAATACAGTACATACTTCAAGTTGACCAAACGCTTGTCCACCTGCTTCGTAGTAAGCTACATCAAAAGTACCTGCTGCCGTATCGACACCTGTTACGATTGCTTTGTTTGAGCCACCACCTGCGTTACCTGTTACCATTACGGTTTGTCCCACTCTGATAGCGATAGAACCGCTACCCGGTACTAATGTATCATTTACTGAGATTGTAGCCGTTAGGTCTGCTGCTGCACCACCTGATAAACAGTTTACATATTTAGTGTGTAGTCTTCCTTGCTCAGCCCATTTGATAAGGTCAGAGTTAGAAGGCATTTCTGCTCCTACCATTCTAAGGAATGAGGAGATTGTGCGGTTACCATATCTTTCGAATTCTTTTTCATAAGTATCAGGTAGATACTGATTTAAGAAATCAAAGTTTGTAATATAGTTACTCGCTAAAGGAACTTGCTCAGCACTCGGCTGCAATGCAAATCCCGGAGTTGGGTTAACTTGTCCTGCCATTTTTGTAATTTTTTAGTTTTTAATAATTTATTTTCTACTTTTAATTCTAAGCCCTTTTCCACTATCGGGATTTACTGCTCGGAATTGAGTTCCCCCTTTTGTAGTAACCTCAGGTGTTCTACGCTCAGACATATTCACGTTCTTAGTCTTACGCATAACATCATCGACTGCTTCTGCTTTGCCTTGCTCATAAAAGAACTTAGCAAATTTTTCAGGGTTCATCGCTACGGAAAGTGCTCTATGGTATCCAACTGCATCCTCAACTAAACCATCCTCATTCAAAAACTTCTTTATGAAGTTCTGTGGAGTCTCGTGTTGTTTACGAATCTCAGTCTTATCCCCGGGATTGAAGTTGACTTTCTTGTCTCCATCTACAGTAAACTCAAAACCTTTGAACTCACTTCCGAAAACTTCGTCAGTCTTTTTAACAAACCAATCTGATTTGCGTTTAGCTTCCTCCTCATAGGTACTCGCCTGTTGAACATACTGCTTATACTCCTCCAACGCTTTCTTATCTTCGGCAGAAACGTTGCTCCCACTTGACTCAAGAGGAACTCTGTATTTTTCTTTTTCAGATTCGAAATAATCTTTGGCTTTAGCAATAGCCTTTTTCTTTAATAACTTAGTTTTCTTTACAAACTTCTCTTCATCTAATTCTTCGTCATAGGAATAATCTTCCATTAACGCATCAATATCTTCAGAATCAAGTCCTTTTTCTGTAGCTACTAAGTAGTCTCTTAATATTTTATCAGGATTAGAATCATCTAAATCTCTTTGCAACTTAGCAAAGTCATCAAACCCACGTCCTGTTTCTTTTTTATATTTAAAGTAGGCGGCTACATC